GGTGGGCGGGCCGGGTCCGCGCGAGGAGGCAGCCCGCCCACCGGTTCAGGGAAGGATCAGTCGAGCAGCGACGCGGCACCCTCTGCGGTCGTGGTCACGACCACGGCCGGAGTCGTACCGCCGGTCAGGCCCGCGGCGTTGCCCGTCATTGCCGTCACGTTCGTGCCCGCGAGCGAGCCGCCGAAGGAGCAGACCACCGGCGTGCCCGGCAGGGGCCCGCCGGTCGCGGTGATGTCGCCCGTCTCGATGTTCGACAGTGCTTCCAGCGCCGTCTTCACGTTCGCGGCCGTCGCGTTGTACACGATGTTCGCCGTGGTCTGCGAGTCGAACGTCAGCGTGAAGTTGCCGCCGGTCGGCGTGCCGGTGATAGCGATCTGCTGGGTCTCGTTCGAGAAGAACGGGCTGAGGTCCGCGCCGCCGTAGTCGATCAGGTACGACATCGACGGCTCGTTGTTCGCCCCCGGGTACCCGGTCACCGTGATCTCCGGCGTCGTGTACGCGTCGGTGCCGTTGTTGTCGCCAGTTCGGCCGGTGACCTCACCGGACACGAAGTACCGCCAGATCGCCTTCCCGCCGGCCTCGATGGCCATGAAGAGCCAGCAGTACAGGCGCCGTTCGGGCTGGTCCTCCGCGTCGTACGCCGCGATCCCGCCCACGCCCGGCGCGACCGCCGACAGCGCCACGTTGTCCAGCAGCGCCCGGATCAGCGGGCTCGCGGACTCGTCCGCGGTGAACTTCACCGTGCGGGTGCTCTTGGTGATGGCCGACGCGATCGGCATGACCGCGCCCGCCGCCTCCAGTTCGACGCGCTCCTCCGCGCTCTCGAACTGGCCGCCGCTCTTCGCGAGCCAGCCCAGGCACACCCACGGCGTCGTCACCGGGGTCATGTCCGTCGGCTTCGCCGTCCCCAGGGGGGCCACGAACGCCAAGAAGTCGGTTGCGCGGAATGCCAGATCCGCGTTGCGGGTGTCGACCATGCGTCACTCACTCCATGCGTGACTGAGCCCCCGACGGGAGCTGGAAGGAAAGAAGGAAGAAGGGGGATCAGCCGACCGGGCACACGGCCAGCGAGTAACTCGCCTGGAACCGCCACATCAGGGCGTTGTCGTACGGCAGGAACCGAGGCCCGATGTGGCACTCGACGTCCTGGAACCGGGCACCCGAAGCCACCGTGTGCGCAAGCCGGTTCATCACCGCGTCGTCGACGGCGTCGACCGCCAGATTCAGCGCCGCCTGCCGCGACGGGGCGAACGACGAGACGTACAGCAGCGGCTCGTCGTGGAATCGGAACCGCGGGCCGCCGACGCGCTCGACCTGCACGTACAGCGGGATCGTTTCGAGGTTCGCGGGGCGCTCGGTGGCCACCCGCACGCCCGGCCCGAGCAGCGACGCGAGCGCTGTCCGGACGACGAGTTCCGCGGCCGGCATCACGCGGGTCTTCACGACGCCGCCGCGGTGTTCACGGCGTTCTGCGCCACGTGCTTCGCCGGGATGTCCTTCGTCCCGAACTCCAGCGCCGCGGCGTACGACGTGTCGTTGTACACCGTGATCTGGACGATGGGGTGCGGTCCGTACCGCGGCGACATCACACGCCACCGGCCCATGTCGATCTTCCACGAACGCTGGTACAGGCCCGGGTGCGTGTCGTCCGGCGGCGTCCCGACCGGCGACTCGGCCTCGCAGATCCGCTTCAGCCGCCCGGCGTGCACCAGCACCCCGACCTCCATCTGCGGAGACCGCAGCAGCCGCTGCATGCCCGAGTTGTAGAGACGCAACGTTGCAGCCACGAGCACCCCCTCGTCAGCCGGTCACCCGCCGAAGCGGGATCTCCAAGTGGTGGAAGCCGTCCGGCGACCACACCGGCTTCGGGTGGCCGTCGACCTCGAACACGTCAGCGCCCCAGGCGATCCGGTCCAGCGGCCCGAAGTCCTGGTCGTTGCAGAAGAACCACCACTGCGTCGACACCGTCTGCCGGCCGCCGACGAACTCTGTCGTCGAGCGCTGCTGGAACCAGCCCGGCACGTCCGGCCCCGAAGTCGGGTACGTGTACACGTCGTTGCCGGACGCGTCCTGCGACAACGTCGGCCGCCTGCGCTGCCCGGCGTGCGGCAGCATGTCGTCCGGGATCATCAGAAGTCCCTGGGGAGGACCGTGTAGGCCGCGTCACCGTTGCCGAACTCCGACGGCAGCAGCGAGTCGATGTCGCCCTTGGTGATGTACAGCCCGCCGGCCTCGCCGAGTACTTCGGAGTACTCCCCGAGTGTCCGCGACCGCAGCCCGCCGGGGTTCTTCTTGGACCGGTGCGCGATCACCACCGCCAGCGCCCGTGCCAACTCCGGATCCGGGATGAACCCGGTCGGCAGGTTGTTCCGGATGAGCGCAGACGCGTCGACCAGCAGGGCCTGGACCTGGATGGCGGCGGCCCCGGACAGCGTCAGCGCATGACGATCCGCGTAGTCCTGAACTGTCGCGTACGGAGCCACCGCACCCCCTACTTGGCCTTGTCGACCGCGGCGATGATGTCGTCGCGTGACGCGTCAGCGGGCACCTCGAGGCCGAGCGACGCGGCATACTCCGCCCACGCCGGACGGCCCGAACCCGCACCCGAACGCGGCGGCTCGGCCACCTCGACGGAGGCGTCGCCCGACTGGCCGTCGCCTCCCGTCTCGTCGTCGAAGACCGGCGGGACGCCGCCCTCCCACGCCTTTGGATTGGTGATGAGCCGCGCCACCTCGGCCGGCACCTCGTCGCCGGGCCCATACACGGACCCGGCGACGTGCACGAACGCCTTCAGTCGCGGCATCACAGCACCGTGGCCTTGAAGGTCAGGTTCGGCTCCTTCAGGACCGGCATGCCGACTGCGGCACCGTGCGTCCACAGCCGCACCGGGTCCTTCGTCTTGTAGGTCGCCGCGACGATGCCCGCCTGCGCCCCGTCCGGGATGCCGTACTCCGGCTCCAGCGACTCCGCGGTGGTCCCAAGCAGGGTGGCACCCAGTTCCGTCTCCCCAGACGCGTCCGGGCTTCCGGGCGGCGGCACCATGATCAGGGCTCCCGCGGGCAGGACGCGGGTGTTCCCGGCGTCCGTCTTGACCTGCGCGTCGTAGATCTCCACGGGCGGCAGGTCCATCTGCGACAGGACGTTGTTGACCTGCTCGACGCTGAGCATCGGACCGGTCGTCGCGAGCGGGAACACCTGGTTCACCATCTGGTCGCACAGCCGCAGGTTCGCGAATACCGTGCGCGGCATGAGCATCCGGCCCGGTCGCACGCCGTTGGTGTTCTCGTACGTCTCGACCCACGACTCCATGTCCGTGATCGGCACGGCGGTGCTGTGCGCCGACCACAGGATTCCGGCGGTCACCTCGTGCGACGCGTCACGGCCGAAGGTGACGGTCTGCACGACACCGTTCTCGTTGATGACGAGTTCGGCCTCGGCGAGTGCCGCACCGCGGGCGAGTTCGAAGCGCGCCCCGATCGCCTTCGCGATGCGCGTGGCGTCGCGGAGGATGAACGGGACCATCGCATCGCTGCTGTCCATCTTCCGCAGCCGCAGCCGGTCGTACTCGTTCAGCGTGTACTTCTCGGAGATCGGCGGGAGTTCGCCCATCACCTTGCCGACGCCCTCACGGCGTCCGATGCGGGACTCGGCGTCCCACGCCCGGTAGACCGCGGCCTCGACCAGCCCGCCGCCTCCGGTGTTGAAGTCGTACAGGATGTCGTCGATCGACACGTTCGGCAGCCACCGCGACAAGGTGAACTGGTTGACCTGAAGGTCCGCCAGCGCCGTGCGGATCGCCCCTGTGAGCGTCGTCGGTTCGATGTAGGTCTCGTCAAGGACCCAGCTGTTTGCCATGGCTCAGGCCCTCTCAGATGAACCGGATGCGACCGGCGACGTTGGCCTTGCCGCCCGCGTCGACGTCACCCAGCGGGAGACGGGCGGAGCGGACCTTGCCGTGGACGAACAGCGCGCCGGACACGTCGGTCGTGTTGACCGCCGGGGCCTTGACCGCGGCGTACAGGAACCCGTCGAGCGTTCCGCCGGTACCCGCGTCGGTCCCACCGGCCACGGTCGTGGAGACCGCGGTTGCCGGGGACGATCCGCCGGTAAGCGAGTCCGTGGTGGTCATCTGCGCGACGTTGACGCCCGCGTACTGGCCCGTGAACGTCACCGTGACCGGCGTGCCCGGAAGGGCGCCACCTGCGGTCGTGACATCGCCGACATTGACGTTGCTCAGGGCCTCGAGTGCCGACTTCACCGCAGCAGCGGTCGCGTTGTACGCGACCGCGGCGGTGGTCTGCCCGGACCAGGTGATCGTGAACGAACCGCCGGTCGGCGTACCGGTGATCGCGATCTGCTGGGTCTCGTTGGTGTCCGCTGCGTACGGCCCGTACAGGCCGGACGCCAGCTTCGCCAGAGGGATGCCGGACTTGAAGAAGCCGTCCGGGTAGTGCGTGCCTTCGGTGAACGCGGAGGTGTCCAGCGTGATCGACTCGGTCGCCTGGGTGCCGTGTTCGGAACCCAGCCACGACTGGTCGTCGACGAGGAAGCTCTCACGCCGCAGGCTGAGATCCATGCGGGAGCCCTTCTCGGGTCAGTCAGTTCTTCGGGAATGTGCTGCGGTACAGGTCGGCGCCGGCCGCGAGGAGGTCGTCGGGGTTCTGCTTGCCGCCTTGGCCGCGGCTGCGGTGGCCCCGCTGCGCGGGGTCCGGCGGCGGCCCGGCGGGCTTGGCGCCCGCGAGCGGCGCGAACCCGGAGACGATCTCCTTGAGTGCTTCGGAGTCGACGGTGCCGTCGTCGGAGACCAGGTCTGCCAGGTTCATCCGGCCGACGGCCGCCTCGGGCACCGTCTTCTGCTCCTGCGCGGCGGCGGCGTTCAGCGCGTGTCGCGCGATCACCGACCGGTACCGCTCGGCGGCGGTCTTCTCGCCCTCGAGGCGCGCGTCGCTGACCGCACGTTCCGTCTCGGTCTGCGTCTCGCGTTTGAGGGCGTCGAACTCGCGCGCCTTGTCGGCGTTCTCCTTGGCCCGCGCCTCGTGCTTGCGCGACAGGGCCTGATGCTTCTCGACCTCCGCCTGGCGCTTCTCCGCTTCGGCCTTCCAGTCGATCTCCTGATCGGCTGGCGGCTTCGCGGGTTCGGCGGGCTTCGGCGGTTCCGCGGGGGGCGTGTCGCCCGAGGCGGACGGAGGCAAAGGAGTAGCCATTTGATGTGCTCCCGTGTCGGGTAAGCCGCGCCCGTGTCGGGCAGCGGAAGTCAGTCCTGCGGCGTGTCGCCGCGGTTCAGGTCATCGGGGCCGGTGAAGTTCTGGCCCCGCAGCCCCAGCACAGGGCCGAGTTCGCCGTGCCGGTTCGTGACGATCAGATGCCGGTAGTCCGGCGCCCGGCCGCCGCGGTCCGAACGGAACCCGGCCGCCTCGACGGCGGCGTGGACCTGCTCAAGCAGGGCCGGGTCGATCACCTGCCCCGGGTCGCGGTCGCCCGGGATGCCCTGCACGATGCAGTCGCACTGCGGATGGATCGCCGCGAGGTTCTCCTTGCGGTACCGCTGCGTCGACGCCACGAGGCACAGCAGGCAGTTGCGGTCACCGGTCGGTACCCGCCGCCAGAACTGCACATTCGGTTGCCCCGCCAGCGCGGCCTGCGAAGCATGCACCCGGGCCATCTGGTAGTCCGTGTGCGCCAACACCACCGCCCGGCGCTCAGCTCGCGACACCGCGTCGTCGAACGGGACACCGCGGGAAAGGTCCGTCCACAACTGCACGTACGGCCTGCGGTACACGTCCTCGACCGGGACGCCCCGCAGATCCTCCGGCAGTTCCACGCCCACCGGGGCGACATCACGCCCCGTCTGGACGGACAGATCCGATGCGAGGTACTGGTCCGTCAGCGACGCCAGATACCGCTGCGAAGCCACCACCTGCGGCGCCACGAACTGCGCGAACCACTCCATGTCCGGGCGGTTCCACGAGCCACGCAGCCGGAACGCCCTCGAAATGAACCCCAGCAGCCCCGCCCGCAGGTTCGACGACGCCGCGACATACGCCGCAGCCGCCGACACCTGCGCCACGCGAGGCCGGGTCTCGACCGGGGTGGTCACACCCCGTCCAAGCTGAAGTCAGGCAACTGCGGCAAGTCCTGCCGCGGCTGCTCAACCGGCTGCCGAGCGGCCTGCTCCGCGCCGGCCCGCAGCATCGTCTCCGCCGCCGCGGCGTTCACGATCCGCTTCACCCGCTGCGGAGACTCGCCCATCTCCTCCGCCACGATCTCCAGCGGATAGCCGAGGCTGCGCTTCTTCGTCGCCGCATCCGCGACAACCGACGGGTTCAGGTTCCGCGGGTCGGCCCAACGGACCTCGTACTCGCTGAAGTCCCGATCGTCGCCCTCCGCGCGGGCCATCAACTGAAACACCGACTCGAAGCTCTCGCCGAAGTTCGACTGGTGCTCCTTCACCTTCGCCAGGTGGTTGATGTCGAGCGCCTGGACCGTGTCCGCGCCGATGTTGATCAACTGAAGCAGGCGGTAGTACGCCGGAGTGTCCGTCTGCACGAAGAAGTCGAGAATGTCGGCCTCGTGCGTACGGAGGAACCCCGTCATGTCCGACTGCGAGAACTCGCCGAAGCGGGTGTTCTCACCCTCAGACACCCACACATTCCCCGGGCCCGGCACGAACGGCATCTCGACCTGCGGCGGCAGTTCGATCTGCAGCCCGGTCGCCGGGTCCGTCTCGAAGCGCGGCGTCTTCTTGAACTTGTGGCCAGTCGACCACTTCTGCCGAAACGCCGTGTACCGCGACGTGGTCATCCGGTTCAGGACGCCCATGTTGATCCGGTCCTGGATCACGACCCCCGGAGCGAACTCCGGCTCCGGGTCCGCGTCCAACTCCGGACGGCAGCCGAACGGAACCACAGGGTTGTCGCCCAAGCCGTGCTCGACAGGGTCGGACGCCTCAACGGACTTCCCCTGCCGCTGCGTGTACAGAACCCGCAAGTCCGGGCCCACATACACCTGCCAATTGCGGGACTGCTCGATCTTGTCCCACCACGTATGCAGCGACGCCCACCGCTCACCCGTCTGCGGGTCGTACTCGACGATCGTGTCCCGCGGATGATGCGGCGTCACCAACGCCCGGCCAGGACGCGCCGGATGTGGCCCCACGATCAGGTACGACTCCGACAACGACAGCGACGTCCGGAACACCGGCCGCTGCCGGGCATCCATCCGGTTCTGCTGCCACCGCTGCCACGACACCTCATCGGACTTGCCGTCCGCGTCGGTGATCCCGATCACCGCAAGACGGTTCACGGTCGAACGGACCACCGCGCCGCAAAAGTTCGTCTCGGCTTTCCGCTGAAAGTCGAGGTACGCCTGGCTTTCCTTCTCCGGCCCCGGCGGCAAAGGATGCGGACCCTTGTACCACTTCCACCACTCGTCGAGCTTCCTGCGCCGCTGATGCATCTGGTGCCTGAGCTGAACCAGCCACCAGTCCGGCGTCCCAGGAGTCGAATCCAGCGCCACGGCACCCCCTCGAGGTCAGAACGTGCCGCCGAACATCTCTTCCGGCTCCGTCGCGATCTTCTGTGCCACCGCGTCCGACCGGCACTCATACGCCAACGTCGCCGCCATCGCCGCGTCGATCTTCAACGGCGAATCCTTCGTCTCCTTGCGGATCTGCACACCCGCCCGCGACACCTGCCGGCGCGCATGCAGCACGTGCGCCGTCAACGTTGCGCCGCCGTCGTGCGTCAGCAACTCGCCCCGCACCGACGTCTCGAACCGCTCCAGAGCAGCAACCATCGCCGTCGGCCGGTTCGTCCACCACTCCACCGGATGCTTCTGCGTCGCCGAGACCAACAGCCGCTCCTCGTACTCCGCAGTCCAGGTGTCGACGTAGTCCTGCCACAGAGCCGGGTCCGCATAGAACCCGATCACGTCGTACGACTTGAACGCCTGCGCCACCGCGGCGTCGACCTCCAGCCGCGGCACCCGCCAGCCCACGCTCTCCGGGCCGTCGGGTTTCTCCCAGCAGCCGAGCAACGCCAAGTGGCCATCGG